GATGTGTGTGGCGGTATGTGTGTGACATGACCGCACCATAATTTTGCAAAATCTTTACGAGGGTGTGTCAATACATAAGGTGTTTGGCACACTCTCGTTCTTTTTAAATTTTTTACGATAATCCCTAATCTTATATGTTTGCCATTATGATACGTAAACTATTTGCTCTCTTCTTCCTCCTTATCCTCTCTCTTTCCTCTGCCGTCCCTGCTGCTGCACAGCGCAAGGAGATAGCTCAGGCGAAGGACAATGTAAAGGCAGGGAAGAAGCTTGCTGAGGCTGAGGCTTCCATGCGCCATCTTCTTGCCGACTCTGCCAATAGAAATAACGATAAGATCTGGCTGGTGCTCTTCGATGCCGTACGCAAGCAGTACGAAGCTCTCAACGAGCAGATGTATCTGAAGCAGACCACCGATACAGCGAGTCTCTTCGACGTCACTTATCGTCTGTTCGGGGTCTTGGAAGGTCTCGATTCGGTGGACGCACGTCCGGACCGTAAGGGTCGTGTGGAGCTGAAGTATCGTCGTAAGCATGCGTCGTGGCTCAATACCTACCGCCGGAATCTTCAGACGGGCGGACTGTTCTTCATGGCGAAAGGGGATTATCTCAAGGCGTGGACCTTCTTTGATGCTTACATCGACTGTGCCCGCCAGCCTCTCTTCTCTTCCTACAACCTTGCACAGAAAGACCCGATAATGCCGAAGGTGGCATTCAATGCTGTCTTCTGCGGACACCGTGCGTCGTCGCCAGAGAAGACTCTTGCTCATGCGGATTTGGCGCAGGCTGACACAGCGCGGCTCGACATCGTCTGCCGCTACATGGCGGATGCTTACCGCCAGCAGGCAGACACGACAGCTTGCCTTGCCGTCCTCCACAAGGGATTCGATGCCTATCCGAAGTCAGACTATTTCTTCAGCCATCTCTTCGACTATTACTTCCGCAGCGCCGACACTTGCCGCGCACTTTCGCTCTGTGACCGTGCCCTGAAAGCCGACTCGCTCTCTTTCGTGGCACGCTTTGCCAAGAGTTCGGTTTTGCTCTTACAGGGACATTACGATGAGTGTCTTGTGCTGAGTGATGCCCTCATCGCTGCTGATTCCACCAAGGCAGACCCTTACCTCAACGCAGCCCTGGCTTACTATAATCAGGCTGTGGCACTTGACAATCAGAAACTCACCAACCGCACGCAGCGGCGTCAGATGCAGCAACTCTATAGAAAAGCACTGCCGTATATGGAGCGATACCGCAAGCTCGCCCCAGACGCACAGTCAAAGTGGGCAATGCCGCTCTATACCATCTATCTGAACCTCAACATGGGTAAGGAATTTGAGGAGATAGACGGACTGATGAAGAAGGCAAAGTAAACGTGAATAAGAAACAGCAACTTAAAAACAAGTAAACAATGAAAAAACAATACGTTAAGCCTGAGATAGAGGTTTATGATTTGGAGGATGTCCCTATGGTGTTATGCTCATCCCCCGGTGTTAATTATGACGGCAACATCAATAAGCCAAGTAGCAGTTCGGACATTGAATATGAGGATGCAGGTGGCGCTTTTGCACCTCCAAAGCCGACAATCTTCGGCAGAGAAATCGAAGACACCGACATCTAACATTTGTCCGTTCTCAGACAAATAAGAATCAGCATAATCGCATTCTATAACAGAGTGTCGATTATGCTGTTCCATACCAGACAATTTGATATTATGATGATACGTTATGAAAAATTTAATAATAGGATTCAACTTTTTCTGTACAGTATTGTTGATGTCATCATGTTTGTGTTCTCCCTACTACGCAAAATTTGATTCTTTGTACCAAGCCGTACAGGACCACATTACCTTTGATACATTATGTCAAATATTTCAAGTTACTCGCACGTAACTAACTGTATATAAGCAACAAAGAGGAAACTACCGAAGTAGAATCCTCTTTGACGTTGTTTTGTACTTTCGTGATTCCGTTGGAATTTTCCAATGAAACGTAACTATCATATTATCAATGTTTTATCTTTATTGTTTTATTTACGATATCATATTGCATACATTGATACCTCAACATGTCAAATTTAATGATTTTACGGTATACGCTTATACTTTTGCAAAAGTACAAATAAATCTGATAGTATCAAAATTTAATTTTACAATATGGAGTAGGAGAGTGGAAGATTTATAGAAAAAGCCTTGCCTATCCTCTACGGACGGGCAAGGCTCACCTGAAACAAATCTATTAACCTTAAATTAAAAAACTAATAACTAAAGCCATTAACCATATCTAATAATCCAAACAATTTCCTTTTTTATATTCTTTCTTCCTGCTGCTCTTCAGCCTTCCTCTCGCATATCTGAGAGTCAGCAGAACCACAGCGCCTATTATTATGACAGCGATGCAGGACGCGATGGGCTTCTCGATGTTCCTTTCCCACCAGCTCAGCTTTCTCTCCACCGGCACAGGTACGTCATTGTTTTTTCTGCCAATGTTCGCCAGCGAGTCCACTTTCGCCTTGTACATCTCTAAGCTGTCCTTCATTAGCGTGTTCAGCGAGTTCTCCACGTACCTGTCCCTCCAGTGCCAGTTGTCCGTCTTCTTCACGTTTCCCTCTTCGTCCACGGTCGTAGACGTCGAGTCCCTGCTCACGGTCTTGTCCGTCTTCGCCCTCTCCACGTATCTCAGCACTATGCGGTTCCTGTACACAGTGTCATTCGCCACCTTCGTCACCCTCTCGCTGTCTGTTCTTGTCAGCACCGCGGGTTTCTTCGCACCGCAGCCGGCCAGCAGGCTGACCATCATGCAGAGCAGCATCCCCCACAGCGCTCCTACAAATTTACAATATAATTCGTCCATCATAACCGTTTCTCCTTAAAAACGTTATCTTCCTTCACTCTTTTTTCATCGCCTCCTCCACAGCCTCGCCGATGTCCTCGTCTTTCTTCTTCATCAGCGCTATAAGGAAGCGCTTTATCGAGAATCTGTTCTTCACACCGTGCAGCTCACACACATGCCCGACGATAGAGTCCACCTCCCATACACACCCAAAGCCAAGTCCTACCGCCGCCGTCACCACATGATTCGTCCATCCCAACGGCTCGAAGATAGCCAGACCGAGCACCGAACCTAATATAAGGTAGGTGATATAGTCCACCGCCTTGTTGCATGTTCTTCTGCCCGCTCTCGAAAAGCGGAAATGCTCATGTTTATGCAGACTCTCGCTCACGCCGAACCAGAAGTCCGCCACTATCAGCACCACTATCAGCACCAACATCCATCTCAGATCGAAGAGCGCAGACAGCGCCTCCCCTCCCATTGTCCCCAAAACGACGGCCTTCCCCGTCCCCGTAGTCAAGTTATTAACCATCCAATCAATCTTTTTTACATTAACAAAAATCCCAAACAAAAGAATAATCCTTCCTAAAAAACCAAGCAGCTCCGCAAAGAGATCCAGAAAGGCTTAGTGAGGCTTAGCAGCCCAGCATGCCTCAGCAGCTCAGTCCTGCCTCCTTCATCGCCTTTCTCACCGTCCCGAACATCTTCACCATCGTCTCCACGTAGTTCGGAGCCGTCGCATACTTCTTCCGCCCCTCCTGTATCTTCTTCACGTAGTTCTCAGGACTCATCCTGTACGCCCAAGCCTCAGGCCACGATTTCTTCAGCACAGCCGCATGGTCTCTCAGCGCCTCGCCCAGAGTAGTGTAGTTTCTGAACAGCCGCTTGCAAGTATACTTATACAGACCCTTGCCAGCCACATGTTCTATCTTCACCACCTTCTCCGGCGCCGTGAACCTCACCGTCTTAGTCCTGAAATACTCATGCGTTGTGACAAGCAGGCATTTCTCCACAGGCCACCCGCCTCTCGTTATCCCGAACACGTTATACTTGCCGATGGTGCTCTTGCCCCATCCGCTCTCCAGAGCCGCCTGCGCAATGATAAACACGGGCGAAATGTCCGCATTATAAGCCGCAGGAGCCATCCATTTACAAAATTCCTTAGGTGTCATCTTCTTATTTATTATTTGTAAGTTATTATTTATTCGCCCATTAAGCAGCGGCACAGATAGGCTTAGAAAGGCTCAGTGAGGCTCATCGTTCATTGCCAAATCCCTTTTTAAGAGTTCATTATTCCTGCCGTCTTCAATGCTTTTATAATAGCGTTTACTTTGTTTATTACGGTTGTTAATGATGCTGAGGAAGACAATTCTGCTTGCGCTGCCATTTTGCTTTTCGGTATGTTGTCAAGACTATACTCTTTCTCGGTTGTTCCTGTCAATGTAAAATACCAGCCTGGAGTCCCTTGCGCAATGCCTCCGGAGGCGAAGCAGACCTTTGTCAAAGAGTTCGACAATGATAGCACACCCTTGATGTCGCCTACACCAAAAGCAAGACCGCTTGCATATTTTTGGGCGTACCATGCAGGGGCGTAATTAGCACCTTTAATGACCTTGAGCCATGTGCCTTTTGCATAATCATCACTTATAGCACTCCAGCCTCCAGTGGTGGTATTCTTCAATGTGACGCTTACGTTGTCAAGGGATGTGATGTTGTGGCTGTGTGTTGTCGAAGCCTTGCCGTTGAGAGCCGTATAGACAACCTTGTTCTGCACCGGGTTGGTGGATGTACTGCTGAGAGCCGAGTCAACCGTTATGTTATTGTTGGTTGTTGCAAATGTCGTATTGCGCTTAAAGGTTAGCTTGTTGCCATCTATCGTGACATCAGTGATGGCGTTTCCGCTACCTATTGTCTCTACCTTGTTGAAACAGGACGAAAGCATTGTCTTAAGCTTCGTCACAAGGTGGGAGAGTCCTTTATCGTCAAGATATGCCATAGTAGAAAATTGAGCCACGCCCACCGATAAGGTGAGCGTAGCGATGAATTAAAACATTAGAACAATGTGTTGATGTAGGTCTCGTCTATCCTGTCGTTGATGAGGACAAGACCGCCTGACGCAGCGTCAAGCATATACAGGCTTGTGCCCATTGAATAGATCTTTCCTGCTGTAGGCTTGATCAGTAGACCGGGATTGCCAAACTTGTTTGAGTCTTCAAACGCACCGTATTGTGTCGAGCCGACAACCTCAACAAAACACTTCTTGGTTGCGTTGAACATTATCTTTCCACGTGTTGCAGAACCTCCCATGGTGACGTTTTCTCCGGATGTAATTCCGCCGAACTCAACTACGCCGTATGCGGATGTGGGGATAGCAGCCTCTTTGACAAGCATGGTTTTGCTGTCGTACACACCGTACACATCATCAAGTCTCTTCCAGTCGTCTGCTGAAATGAGACCGTGGAAATCTTCCGAGGCATCCCACAGGTGGCTGTCCTTGACGTGTCCGTCACCGTCAAGAGCAGCTACACCGTTATTTGCACCCCTCTGGCTTAAGGGTATCTGCGCCTCGTTTGTTACGTTGCCAAGACCTACCTGATTTTTGGTGACTCCGTGCGGATTCTGCTTGTTTTGGGTGTGGGTGGTAAGACCGTTCCGTACGTCCGTGATAGCCTTGTTTACTATCTTGTTCTGCACCGGATTGGTCGATGTTGTAGAGAGTGCTGTATCCACGATAATTGATGTCTGCGCCTCACCCAATTTTTCCCACTTTGATGCGTCGTATGCTGCCGTTGTGTCACCAGTATAAATATACTCCGCATAGACATTCTTTTCAGCTGTGCTTGAAGCAAGCTTCAAGTAAATCTTCGTGGCATCAATGTTTGATGTAGGAAAGTCAGTGACAACCTTGTAGAGTGACAGGTCTATTTTGATGTTACCAGAACCCACGACGCTCTCACCGTTAATTGTCTTCATTGCCGGCATCTGTGCCGCTGTAAGTTTGCCGTCAGTGCCGAGAGTTGCCACGCCATTTACCTTACCCTTCTCCGATGCGGGTATCTGCTTAACGTTGTCCACGTTAGCCAGGCCCACATCAGCCTTTGCAATCACTGGGTTAGTGGAAATCTTTTTGCCGTTGATGGTATAGCCATCTACAGCTGTCTTCACTGCTGCGGAAGAATTATCCGCATACTCTTTGGTCTTCGCAACGAGTTTTGACAGACCTTTCTCGTCTAAATACTTTGCCATAATTCTTAAAAAATTAATTAATAAAACATTGATATATAGATTGTAAAAAATCTCATTGTAATGCTATATGCTCTCGTTAAAGGCATCATCAATGCCCTTTAGGTCTATTGCTTCTGTTTTAACTTCTTCCAACGTCTCAACACGTGGTTTCAGTTCCTTCATTTCCAAATTCAAAGAGTCAACATCTTTACGCACTTCCTTGAAAGCCTTTGTTACAGACGCATTGGCGATGGCGTTGTATGACTCTTCGTTTAATTCCACATCTATTGTCACTTGCGCTGCTCCACCAAGGCCTATTTCCGACTCTATGAGAGCCGTGACGGTTTCTATTTGCGAACCGCCACAATCATTTTTAGTCTCCATAACAGAACTATCCTGCTGTGCCACAAGCTGCCATACGTCAATTTTGTCTACAGTGTTCATGCCTCGTTCGCCATCGTTCTCAACTAATGTGAGGGTGTACGCTCCAAGGTAATGCTGCGTAGAGCCGTAGCACGTGCCAGCGATGATACCGCCTGGTTCTGTATGCCAGTCAATATCACAACGATGACCATACGTATTACGCAGCAGAACCTTGACAGTTTTCCCCTTAAAGCTTTCTGCCTCTCCGCCACGTCTGACAGTCCATCGGAAGTTAATGTCATTGCCTATACGTATCTTTTTCATATCTTAATATTTTATATTTTTACACAATATCCATTCCATACTATTTTATAGTTCTTTACCGATGTGTACTCGAACTCGCAAGCCAACACAGCCATGTAGCCCGTTTCTATCCACTGCGACTGTGTGCCGCCACCCTTGATAGTCCCTCCGCCAATAACGTTTACCGTCGTGTCGCTCTTGTTCGCTATTATCACGATTTGTCCTATGTAGGATCTTGCTTCTTCCGCCGTTACGCCGAGTGATGCACTTATACTGCCTATATTGTAAAAAGGTAGTACAGGTGAAGGATAATCGTCTCCATATTTCGCCTTCATCGCGCCCGTAAAGCACACGTATGAGCCAGCTGCCGAGAAGTCCATGCTTAAATAGCCATTGCTCTGTGAGCTTTTAAGATATTCGGAAATGTTATCAGGATTGAGTGTCGTCATCTTCTTCACTATAAAACCCGAAAACAAACCGCTCTTTACCTCCAAGCGTCCCTTCTCGTTCACGGCAGCCGTCTGTTCGCCGTTGTTGTTTCTTATCTCGAATTTATCAGCCGTTGCCTTGATGATGCCGTTCTTGATGTCTAAGCCTGTCGCCACCACTGCATCGTCTATGGTTACGTCGTAAGGCGAGAGGCTCCAGCCTTGGTACGTATCGCCTTCTTCCAGCATCGGACGACACAGGTCTATCGCTCCGTTCTTTCTCACGCCTGTCTCTATCAGAAGGCGGTTACATGCTGCCGGAACGCTCACCGCCACCTTGTACAATGCCCAAACGTTCAGTGTCTGACTGTCAGGGAACGCGATGCGTGCCACCTCCGTGCCCGTCACGGAGGTGTTGTATGTCTTGATAGCCACGTAGCTGCCATTGTCGGGCTTTGCCGTCATTCTCATCCATACGCTGAATATGTATTTTGTCTGCGGCTTCACGCGCACGTCCTTGAAGTACAGGCCCGTCCAAGAGTTTGCAGTGGCTCCGATACAGTAGCATTGGGCATAGTTAGTACCACCCACGCCCTCCGTCATTATCGTCACTTTCTCCGTACCGTTGATTGGCGTTATTTCGTCATATTCCCTCAGCGCCGAGCCGACGATGCAGTTTCGTGCCACGTTCACTGTCTCCTCCGTCACCTTCAGCGATATCTCACGTGCCGTCTGCTCAATGGTCGAGGTGTATTTCGTCAGCTCTCCCTGCGTCTTGATGGGGATGCCGTTTACGTCCGTTTCCACTGCTCCTACACGGTTCGTCAGCTCCGTATAATCCGTCCGCAGCTTCTTGTTGTCAGCCGATATCGTCCCCGTAAACTTTGCCAAGTTCACCAAAAAGGGTATCTGCTGAGAGTATAGCGTACTTCCGATTGCCATATACACGATTACGTATCCGCTCGTCACACTCACACCGAGCTTGCTGTCTTTGTTTATCGAAGCTCCCGATATCGTCACGTCTATGCCGTCAGTCCGCTTTGTCAGCGTCGGTTTTCCGCAGCCCATGTTGCTGTTGCTCGGGAAGAGATTGCTCACCTCCGATGTGATGTTCTTACCGGAACGCATCACTTGTATTGTGGCAGTCTTGCTTACACTTGCCGATACGACGCCGTTCTCGTCTGTGTCAAACACAAGAGGTGCATCCTTGACGATAAACTCCACCGCGTCCTTGCCGTTTGCTCCGGGGTCTCCCTTGTCGCCGTCCTTGCCCTTGTAGGCTATGGCGTATGACACCGTCGTATGCTCTCCCTCCGAATCCTTGTAGGTCACCGTTGTCCTCGTCCAGAGATAGGGCTTCGCGTCGGTGGCGGCGATGATGGCCGACTGCCATTCCGTAGGTGTCACCGTAGCGCTGTCAGATATGGCGTACGTCACGCTCATGTCCGATATCACCACACCCTCGCCCTTCACGCTGCCTATGTCCAGCCAGTACGTGCCCGTATTTGTCCAGAGTATTTCGCCTATCTTATACGAGTCGCCGTCGTTTGAGTCACACACGATATACTTGCCGTTCTTCCACTGCACCACGCAGGGCTTCTTTCCGCCGCCTTCCATACCCGTTGTGTCGTCCACAAGATACAGACCGCCGTCCGTAGGCGTTATCTGCTGTAGCTCCGCGTATGTCTTGGCATGGGCAAGAGCGTAGCCGAGCACCTTAAAGCTTGTGCCCGTATCGCCTTTCGCGCCGTCGGAAAGAATCGGAAGTGTCAGCGTTACGGTGGTGTTGTCCGCCTTGACAGTTGCCCGTACCGTCACCGAAGCGAGGAGGTAAAAGCTCACGCCAATGTCGGACAGGCGGTTTATCGCCACGCCGCTCTTGCTTTCGCCCGCAGTGGTCGTATAGTCCGCCTTAAGCGCATAGCCGTCCTTCATGTCCTCAGTCACGTTGCCCGTGCGCTTGCGAAGCGTGAAGGTTATGTCGTTCGGGGTCGCCGTCTGTGAGTTCGGCTTGCGGATGATATATTCCGAGGATGGTACAAGGTCGTACGTCACCGTCACAGGGTCGATTACCTTTTCAGGGTCGTCGTCGGTGAAGAACTTGAAGTTCTTGGCGTTCTTGAGCACAAGAAGAGGAGAGTCTAATGAGGTCAGCGTCTTCCACTGATACGGATTCACCGTGTCTCCCGTCTTGTAAGGCGCACCCATAGCATGATACATCGCAATGGCAGGAGCGTTTCCGTTGTCGCTTCCGTCCTCCGTAGATGTCGTCAGTTTTATGAGGTTGCCGAAGCGGTTCCATTGTATTTGGTCTCCAGCTTGTACTATCACGTCGTAGGGCTGCGGCGCCTCAGGCTCCCCGCCGTCTGCGGATGGCTCGTAGCCGAAGAACATGCGGTTTGCTATGACGTTGTTGCCGTCGTCGGTTGTCTTGTCTTCCTGCTCCTCGAACACCGCCGCCAGACTCTGCTTCTCGCCCGTTGTGGTTACCGGCACGCAAGCCTCGCTTCCCATGAACGCCCTCTTGTTTGACAGTACCACGTAGTCATACAGCTTGCCGTCCTCTAATGTCTCCTGACCCGTGCCCACCACAAGGCGCCAGTAGTAGCGGTTCTGAAGGTTCTCCGTCTCACCAGCCTTCACATTAAAGGTCTGGCACAGTGCCATCATGCCCACATGCCACCAGTTAGCCGTCCGTGTTGTGCCGTCGTCAGCAGCAGCATAGCATTTGTAGCCGACAGTCACTCCGGCATCATCCAGTACGTGAGCCACCTTCATTATCTTGCTGCCAGCGTTTGAGAAGAGTGTCGTGCCGCCCGAATAGCTCACCTTTCTTACCTCAGCGCTTGCTGCGAAGAACTTCGTGCGTGTCGTCAGGTAGTCAATGTAGAGGTGGCTCTTGCCGTCCTTGCCCATATAGAGGTCAAAACCCTTGCCGCCCACGATGGTTCGGTCCTCGTCAGTAGCCTCAGCGTTGCGCACGCTCTCCACCACACAGCTGCTCAGCGTGGCAGCCCCTTCGCCCGTCACGCCATATCCGTCCTCAGTCCTTCCAACGGAAAGACCGCGAAGGAAGCGGATAACACCATTAGCTTCATCGTCTTTATCTTTACGCAAATAATGCTTGAGCTCTGGGGCATCCGGACTGACATCCTGCGCCATCTCTGCCAGTCTTGCCAGTTCTGCGGTTTTTGCCGTATCTGCGGTTTTTGCATGATCAGCCTCAGCGGCTCTGCCAGTTGGAGCTGCCGCTGAAACGGAAGCAAACGAGGATCCTCCAGACGATATCTTGACGCCTTTGGGCTTTGAGAATATTTTGATATCTATCATATCTCGCGTAATGCTAAATTTACCGTGTCGTATTTCAGATTGTATCCAAAACCGGTAATCCAGAACTCTTTATTCATAGCCGGATGCCTGTAATGGTCGAACAAGGAAACGTCACACTCTTCGTCTTTGATGTTTTGTTTTAAAGTCACTCTCGGAACATGACAGTCGTCGTAATGTGCGTTTATATACAACTGCTCGGGCTTCGCCTCTTCTCCTGTATTGTAATCACGGATCTTTAACAATCCATTGCCGGAGGAAGCAAGAAGAGGAGTAGAAAGGTATATGCCGCTTGACACTCCCAACAGCTGTCTTTCTTCAGAAGTCAGGTCGCTTGTCAATTTGAATTCGAGATCGTCCTTGACGTTGCTAAACCCTTCGGCAGTGTCACTCATGTAGATAATATCGTTATCGTCATTGTTGCTTTCATAACCTCCGCTGTCACTATAAAGCTTTACTTCGAAATTCTTGAGTATGATGTTATCTGTGTGAGCAAGAAGAGAAACGTCCTTCTCCTTCCATTTCTCACGTTTGAACCATGTTTTGTGACGGCGGGTAACATCGTTCCACACTTCATTAACCGGACCTAATATTTCAAACTTTACAGCACCGCTCAGCTTGTCAGAACTTTTGATGGGTATAGCCGTACCTTCGGCATCTATGTTCATCCGATAACTGATGTTGTTCTGTATATCGTATTCCTGTCCTATGATGTAGTCGCCGATTTTGGGGTTGAATCCGATGGTGAAAGACTGGGAGTAATACTCGTCATCATTCGCGCATTCTTCACGCTTTTTATACGGTCTCCATGCGTAGTCTGTTATTTTCCCTTCTCCGGTTCCCGGAACGTCCTCAGGAAAGAATGTTTCTCCGATTTGCTTTTCAACGACACACTTGTCGCCGATGACAAGCATACAGGCAAGAATGGCCACTTTGGAGATTTTGTCCGACGAGTCCTTGATGGTACAATAGTTGAACTTATAGTTCTGAGGTCCTTCGTTGGTAAAAGGCACCAGACCGGAAGCGTAGCTTTCGTTCCACTGAGGTTCATCATTCGGTCTTTCTGTCTTCCAGTACTTGCGGGTGTAGTATCTGCCATCCTTGTTAGTACGTGAAGGTACGGTCTTATGCCACCATGCGGAGAATTCATTATTCCATTCTTCCTTATCATGCAGCAGTTTGTATTCGCCCGTAACCTTCATGACAGGAGCCAGGACGATGTTTCCGGAGATAACGATGTAATTCGTTACGGACTCATCCGCTGACGAAAAGACCCCGCCCGCCTTATTGCCAGTGTAGACCGCGCATGGAATCCATGACTTTATAACATCTTCATTCGGATAGGTTGCGTCTTTGTCGTCACTGAGGTTACCATGTATTGAAATAGTCATACAGCTGCTCATATCCACCTTCGAAGTAGGAGAGTTGTCATTCGTCTTTGCCTTTGTCACTATCTTTCCCATCTTGATGATTGCAGAGCCAGGGTACATGCCGAGATGGTCGGGTAGGGCATTCTGTCTCTTGTTTTCTCCGGAATATGGAGAAAACACACCGCCGTCTGTAGTGGAGACCACCTGAGGTCGGAATGTCCACTGAGGATGCTTCATCACCCACACGTACCAGTCCGTTATGCTTGCCGCATCGTAGTCCGTTGTCCCTTCGTGTATCATTTCGTAGAAGGCGGCGAACGCCTTCATTCCTTCACCGTCGGATGAATATTCCGTAAGATACAGCTGCTTCCCGGAGAAAGGCGAAGACAGACTGCTTTCATCGAGAGGGGATTCAATGATGGAATCCATTGTTTTGGTATCGCATTTAAGAACCAGCTTATTGAAGGATTCGTCAATTTCAATCTCGGTCTTATCGTCATCAACGATGTCCAAAGTAATGTCTGTAATGTTACGCGTCGTTGATTCCTTCGTCTCTCTCGGACTCCGGATGTCCCTCCATTCTATTCCGTCATTTCCCTTCGCAGTCTCCCACGCGTAAATCCGGAACGTAGTGCCTTCTTGCATGATATGCAGGTCAAGATATCTCATTATCTCTTCCACAACAGAGTCTTCCGTCCAGATGTCGTCTTCACTGTCACCGAGAAAGAGAAGTTCTGACACCATTATCTCCGAAAAGACATTCCATCTGTTGCCTTTATCATTGTATTTGCTTCCGTCGTACAGCAGGGAATATCCGTCCCCGCTGATATCCAGCGTGGCAGCTGTCTTGCCTATGGTATCGTTCAGAACGTCAAGCATCGATCGCATTCCTGCCTTTCCTATTGCTGTGTCGTATGTATCACCGCCCTGTCCTATATTGAGATAGTTTGAGTATTGCAAGGCTGATATGGCGTCTATACAGTGGAGGTCCACGTCGTCCCATACTTCGCAAAATCCTTGCGAAAACGCCAAAGGCTCGATGAATCCCGCGAACACCATCTTCCCGTTACGGCGTATATTGACGACAGCGTCACGGCAAGTTGTATTGTAGAAGTCGCTGATGAAAGATGAACACGATATATGTATAGTCGCACTATGACGTAACAGATGATCGAAGGTGTCGTTCATCTCGTTGTTTATCTCCACCGGGTCGTCCTGCCAGAGAATGCCGTCTTCTTCCACGCCAATCTCCCTGACGATGGAACGGTCTCCTCTGGTGAGTATTTCCACCTTTATAATATTGCCTGACGTACTGGCAAATTCTCCGTGTATATACATATTGTAATGTTTAGCGTGATTATACAAGTCTGGACCTTCGTCCGGATTTAGAGGCTATCTTGCGGACATTTTCGGCTGTATGTACTATATCAGTGCCGCGCGTCCTGCCTTCCAGCGTTACTTTAATATCAAGAATGTTGGGCGCAAGTTCTGCCATACGGGGAATGTCCACCCTCTGCTGTGTAGGTACCGTAAACGTAGGCGGTACAAAATGCGGGGTGTTGACAATCTGGAACAGGCGGGCCTGCTGCCACTTGTTGAGAATCATTTCCCCGGAATTGACTCGTGCGAACTTTCTGTCACCGGAAGTTGAAGAGCCGCCGATGACACCACCGGTAGCGAAACCGGAAACGGCTGCAAGCGCCGCTACAACAGCTGCCACACCTGCAGCAATAGCGATAAGGTTTGCCGGGAATGGCAGTTTCGCGCCGCTGGCAGTGGCGTTGGCTATAGCTTCTCCGCTCTTTGCAGCAGTATTGGCGGTCGATGCCGCGGCCTCTCCAGCCGTTGCCGCAGCATCCGTTGTCGATGCAGCGGTATGTGCCGTTGTTGCAGCAGTAAGCATCTTATACAGCTTCACAATTCCCTGTACGCCTTCCGCCGTTGAGATAAATCCGTTTATCAGACCGGTTATTTTCTGCCATGCGTTTCCGTCACCCTCCAAGGCATCACTTATGCCCTGAATGCCGTTGCCTACGCCCTGGATGCCTCCCCAACCGCTTTTGATATCGCCAAACACCTTGTCAAAATCCTTGCTGTCAAGTTCAATCTTTATAGGTTTCAATCCGATTTCTGCGAGTTGTCGGTTTATCTCCTCAATCTCTTTCAGTGCCTCGTCCTTGCCTATGATTCCTATCTCGTAGTCGGTTTGTATGCGGCTTGCCTTATTCTGGGCGTTGCTGTAGCTCTGTCTCTTGTCGGCATCGCTACCCTGCACGATGTATGTTGGTTCCGTCTCTGCCTTGATAGATGCCTTACCCTTTGTAGCTTCGTCTATCTGCTGTTGGATTTCGTCTATCTTGGCATCGGCTTTCACCCTTGCATCTATTGTGGTGGCTTCCTCAAACTCCTGCTGCGCGTCGTGCAACTGCTCTTGCAGTTCCTTGATGTAGGTTTTGAAATGTACCTCTATCGGCTTAACGCCCAACTTTTCAAGCTGCTTGTTAATGTCGGCTATCTGCCTTTCGGCATCTTCCTTACCGATAAGTCCTATTTCAAAATTCTGCCTTATCCGGTTAATGCGCTGCCCGGCGTTGTTGTGGCTCTGCCGCTTGTCGGCATCGCTACCCTGCACGATGTATGTTGGTTCTGCCTCAGCTTCAATAGACACCTTGCCCTTTGTGGCTTCGTCTATCTGCGCCTGTATGTCCTGTATCTTGGCATCTGCCTTAACCCTTGCCTCAACGGTTATGGCGTTGCCCTTTTTCTTTTGCGCCGCCGACAACTGCGCCTGTAGTTCTTCTAAGTGTGTCTTAGGCTCGGCGGTGGTGTCGTGCTTGCCTGGTGTCGTCTTCGGGGTGGTCTTGGCTGGAGTGGGGACGGTTGGTTTGTCTGCTGTTATGAAACTATTGGCGGATTTCAACCGTTCGGCCAATTGCTTTTGCGTGGTGGCTATTTCACGATCCACGTTATTGAGTTCCTTGTCCACGTTATTAATCTGTGTGTTTCCGGAAACATTCGTACCGTTGTATCGCTCCGCTCCGATCTTGGTAAACCGCCACTGCCCATCTCTGCCCACCTTGCCGTAACGATCGCTACGCCAACTTTCTGGCACGATGTCACCCTCTTTGGCGTGTCTGCCTCCCTGCTTGGCGTCGTCGGCAATACTCTTCGTCACCTTTTGTTTCTTGTCAAGCAAAGCGATTTGTTTCTGGTACAAAGCCGTGAGTTTTGCAGCGTATGCCGCCGCCATCGCCCTTTGCTTGAAAGCCTCCACAACGGCATCGGTCTTGCGGTTAAATATGTTCTCGGCTTCCGATACATCGTTAATCTTCAGACGTAACTCGTTGAAAGCACTTTGGTTTTCCTTTATCCACTCTACTTTCTTCTGCTCACTTGATAGCGATTTCCATGCAGCTTTCAGTTTGTCGTACTTGCCCATAAGGTCGGAAAAGGTGGACTGCAAAGCATTGTTGTATGCGTCCTTTACCTCATCGGCGGCATCGCCCATGCCTTTCATACTCTCGGCTGTGTCCTCGGCTGATGTCTTCGCCTCGTCTGACTTAGACATAAAAGCCGACATTAGTTCCGTAAGCGCAACGATGGCTATGCCCACACCCGTAGAAACCAATAAACCCTGTATTGCAAGTTTCAGCGTTGTGGCACTCACCGCCGCACCGCGAAATGACGCCGATATTACTTCTACGATGGCATTTACCCTCACCGCTGTAGCGTTCCATACCAATGCCGCCGCGTTAGTGGCAAGTATCTTGCCCTTAACAAGTGTCTGTGTCGCTCCAAAAGTAATCCACGCTCGGTTTAGCGCAAGAATGGCAACAACGTTGTTTCCAATCTGTGAACCGATATTAAGGAATGGCATAATGCCTCTTGTGGCTGAGGCAATGACATCCGTAACTTCCGCAAACTTGTTTTTGAGAATTTGCAAGTTTGCAGAACCGTTCTTGCCTACAGCGTTAAACGACTCGTCCATCGTGCCGGCGCTGTCCTTCATAAGACCGGCGTTTTCCTTGAATTTGGATGCGAGCTGTCCTGTAAGCGGCCCTAACGCCCTCAGACTCTCGGCACTTCCAAACAGCTTTCCGTAAATCTCTTGCTCAAGCATGCCGCTGCTCTGCGCAAAGGATTTGACGTTCTTGTCGAGGTCGGTAAGAAAATTGCTGAAACCTCCTGCCGCCTTGATAGCTGCCGCATCAAACTCAATACCCATCTGCTGCGCCATCTTGCATGCTTCGCTTGACGGTTTTACCAAAGCGGTAAAAATCGCAGCCATCTGCGTCGCCACCTCGTTCGTATTTCCACTTACACCAGTGAGCGTGGCGAAGCTTGCCAAAAGCTCGTCTATACTTACACCCAACGTAGCAGCGTTGCCGGTCACTCGTGGCAGAGCTCCGGCAAGCTGTTCGAATGATGTTACGCCGTTTTTTGCCGTGAGCTGTATTTTATCCTGAATATCTCCGGCTGCATCCCATTCGAGTCCGTAGTTCTTGATTACCGTTGACGTAACCTTCACTACCTCTCCAAGATCAGCCATACCGCCAACCGAAGATCTGGCTGACGTGTTGAGGAATGACAGCCAATTGTCCTCAGGGACGCTATTGCTTATGACTTGATACAGACCATTCGCAAGTTTGTCACGCGCTACAGGTACTGTTTTTGCCAAGTCGGCCACCTGTTCCTTGAGATTGGAAAAATCGTCGCCGCTTTTTCCTGCCATTGTATTAGCTTCATTCATGGCAGCGCCGAAACTACGGCTCTCTTCCGTAACACTGTTAAGCGTTGAAGCAAGCTGCTGCACTGCGCCATTGATGTTTTGAAACTTCATAACCTGTTGGTTGAAGTTCACAAAAACGGCGTTGGCTTTCTGTATGTCCGATTTGGCGGCGTTGACGACACCGCGCAAGTTTTCCACAGTCGATGTAGCTGCAACCAACTGTTCTTTGCCGTCAATGTTCAGTTTAATGTTAAACTTTATTTCTTTTGCCATATTTTTAATGTATAAGAAACTAAGTAACCGATATTTTTTCTATCTTTGCGATAGAAATCAAACGGTACAACACAATGAAAACGAATGAAGTAACAAAACATCCAAAGGAAATCAAAGCCGAAATCAGTTTTGAAATTATCGGTGAGGATGAACCAACGAAATACGACAAAAGACGTGAACGCTGGTCAACAATTGCCGCATGGGCGTTATTGTCCCTCATTGCCTCCATCATCTATGCCATGGTCGTAGGATTGGAAATATCATCGTTACTATTCTGTAGCATCAGTTTCGCCGTATTCTTCTTCGCTTGGATGAAATCCACGGATATAGACCCAAACGAAGGCTACTTTGACTATCCAGATGGCTGTTACTGATTCCTTCCCGTCTTCTCCAACACTTTCTCAAAACGCTTTAACGCATCTTCCTTAGATACAGCCGGGGATACTTTCGTGTACTCCGGCTTTTTCTTCTCCCATGGAAAGGGTAGAAGTCCGTGGGGTGTTAGTCCTTTCTTCGCGTACGGCTGTATGGTGATTGTCGCAAGCATACGCATACGCTCCCAACCGTCTTGATACTGCGCCGTCCGCTCCTCGCTGTACGCCTTGTATATATGACTGAACTCCTCAGGTGTAAGGATGCAGAAATCGCTGTAGGGCAGGCCGATGTCTCCAACGGCTATGCCCAACAGTTCAAGGATGCCTAACTTTTTTTTTCAGCGCCAGCATCTTCCTGGCCTTCCGTATTGCCGTTCATGGATTCCGTCCATTCCGTGATATCCTCCGGAGTCAGACTGTCCGCAAACTCCATAAGCGACATGTCGAACTCCTTGCCTTCTCTCTTGCATGCCGATTTTACGCAGCAGAACAGATATGCGCACATGTCGGAAAGACTGCCGTCAATCTCGGTGGCTTCCTTTCCGGTCTCTTCCTTGAAGCGCAGCATTGCGCCCATGGTCTGACGGCAAGGGTATTCCTCGCCGTTGACCTTTATTGTAAGCTTTGCCATATCTGTTATACGCTTTCGTCCGTTGTAGGCTTGCCCGGATAAATCTCGGGTTCTCCGTCGTTCTCAAGAGATCCGCTGTAGGTAGAGTCATCCTGCGCCGGAGCCTGCTGTTCCAGAGACGCGATGACAAAGTTTCCCTTGACGTAAGGTTTCGTGTCGTTCTCTCGCTTGAAAGCCTCCACTTCCACACTTGCACCCTTGCCCCAAAGCGGAGCAATCTCGTCGTAGCCGTTTTCGGTCTCGCCGTAAAACACAAGGCCCTCGAAATTGATGGACATACTAAGGCCGGTGACCCCCTTGCCCTTCCACATTCCCTTCGACTTCTTCTCGCTTGCCGCCGGCTTGACGGCGCGGTCTTTGGTCTCGGTGTTGAAGGTCAGCGTATGCGAGGTACAATGACCGACGGCTTTGCCGCCTACCTTCAGCAGCAGGTCGCTGCCGTTTACATAATCGTTTACTTCTGCCATATTGTTATGTGTTAAATTTGTTTATACTCTGACATCAAAGACAAGAACCTGGACGAAAGCGTCCCCTTCGTACGTCTCACTGCTGTCAACAAGTGTACAGCTGCGGAGATTAAGACCATCGGACGACATCGTCTTGTGATCGAGAGAGACTCGCACAGCCTCAGCAAGGTCAACGCTTTCGGAATAACCAGATGCGTAGCACGCCACTTCCATCTCCACGCTTTCCGCTCTGCGCGGGTCTGTCTTTGCCGTTCTGCCGTCAAGCCTCAGACGTCTGTATGTCACGTAGGGCAATATCAGATTCTCGGTAGGAGAAAATACAGGAATGATATTACATGTGATTTCCTTCACCTTTTCATTGTCCAGCAGGACATCACGAATGACGATGCCTGCACTTAGCGAACTCCTTTCCTTTTCCATTTTCCTTGTTCTCTTAATCCAACAGGCCGCGTTTGCGGGCTGCCTTGTCAATGTTCTTTCTGAAATCGTCGAAGATGCGGTTCTCCACGCCGTCAGCCGTCTCGCGCTCGGTCTTCTCAAGGAAGTGGTAACCGCGCATATAGCCGGTGGAATGACCGCTGCGCTTGTAGTTGCGCACCTTGGCTCCGCTCCATCGGCTGCTGCTGAAGAACGACTTCTTCCTGCGGCCTACGTTACGGCTCCTCGTGCCGTCTTCCGCCCACATGAGCACCGGCTTGAGATATCCATGACGGTTCTGATGGACGCCTCTGATTCTTCCGTGCGGCTTCACGCTCACCATGAATCCCGTTCCGTAGCGTTCCGGATAGGTACGGACGTAAATGCCGCGCGACACCTTCTGACGGGTTCCGGCTCCGAGAGGTCTGCCTCCCTTGCCGCCCGGAGACGACGAAAGGTTGGCTACGGCTGCTCTCTTCACCCGGTTTCCCTCACGTCTCATGGCACCCTTCATCGCCTTGCGCTGCTCTTTCAGGTCAAGCGCCTCGAAGACTTCCTTGAACGGATTCTTTATGTCTGTGACTCTGTTGTTTGCCATGATTCATGCTTTAATATATTTATTCGTTTATTCTCTCACAGACCAAGGTATTGAAACCTCTGTCAATGTTCGGAATGACGGAGACGACGGTGTAAAGATGCCCGCCCATGTGTTCCACACGCCAGCCTTCTTCAATATGATGGGCGTCCCGCACGTTCCACTCTGTCCGATAGTCGGCAAAGACTTCGCCTACCTCGTCAGACCGCGAGCCGGTCAGTTTCCGGCGTTCCGCCCAGACCGTAGCGCAGCGCTCCCATACCGTCGATTTCTCGCCGAAGCGGTTCGCCGTCACTACAGGACGTCTCACTATGAGCTTATATTTGAGTCTGCCTGCCTTCATTCCTCGTCTCCTTCCTTATAACGGCGTATTCTGACAAACGGTTTCACCAGTGCCGACACGCCGAAGGGAACTTCGTGCTGCTGCACGCCTTGCGTTCCTTCCGCGTTGTCGTACCACGAGCCGGCCATCAGCATAACCGCCTGCACGATGGACGGAGGAAGGGCTCCGTCGCCCATTTCCATAAGCTCGTCGACGGTCCGGTTCGTTGCCAGAACCACCTGTTCTTCGGCTGCATCGAGATAGAGCTGCAGCTTCTCGTCGTCGGTGTCGAAATCATCGGCGCGGACATGCTTCTTGAGCAGACTTAACGGTATTGTTCCCATGACAGCCTTTTGTCTTTACCTGGTTAACCTGCGTGCTTGCTGAGCTGCGCGAACGCCTCCTGACGCAGTACGGTCAGAGCGTAGTCGAGGTTTATCACGAAGTCGATGGAGTTCTTGCGGGCGAGAGTGTAAGGATCCACGATGATTGTCATTTCGCCGAAGATACCCTGTGGGGCATACTTGAACGAACCGAACTGAACATCCCCCTCTGCCACGTAAGGAGAACAGAAGACGGGCACGCCTGCAATCTTGCCGTTGTCATCCACGATAGCCTGGTTCGAACCTTCCCACTTCGGAGAACCCTCAAGCAGAGCCTTCTCCGTCTCGGTCATGACGTAGCACAGACCCTCGGGCATGATGCCGGAACCGAGGACGAGACCCTTGAGATTGAGAAGTTCCTTGTATGTCGGAACCTCGCCTGTATATTCCATCTTGTTTGCTGCCTTGAGATTGACGAACGGACCCACAAGATTGGTGGCGTTCGATACCTTTGTCTTCGAAAACATGATCTTGTTCATGAGCGCTGCGACGGCAACAGGCATATACTGTGTGGCTACGGTCTGAAGAAGATCCGCAGTCTCATTGAGAGCCTCGCGTGTGATAGGAACCGCCACGCCGATACGCTCCGGTTTCGCGATGAGCTTACTGAGGGGAATCTTGGTGTCGCCAAGCTTGGCGCCCTCGTCATTGATGGTTGCCTCGAATGCCTCCACTACTGGCCACTGATAGTTACCCTTAAGACCGGTAAGCAAAGGAGAACCGATGGCGGACAGAATAAGATTGCCGTAAAGAGGCTCCACGATGTCGCCCATGGTTACAGGGCCGGGATTTGTCGATGCGTCCGGATTGAGGTAGCCGGAAGTGTTGCCGCCGAAGTCGCTTGCGACGGCACGGCTGATCTTCAGCTCGAAGCGCTTGTTCTGGGAAATACACTCTCTCATCTGACGGTTCGCTTCCTCTGCGTCCTCACGCTTCATGACCACGATGCTCTCGGTGTTGGCCTTGATCTTCATCTCAAGGATGTCCATTTCTCGATAGAGAGCCTTCTTTTCTCCCTTCTCCGCTTCGGTGAGCTCACTGCGGGCCTTGTCTTTCTCAAGACCTTCAGCCATCTCCTTGAGACGAGCCTTGATGGCGTCAATACGCTCGTAGGCTTCGCGGAAGTTGAATTTTACCTTACTCATAAAAACAAAACTTTAAATTAAAATTAAACAAAATGATTCCATTTACGGGTACGCTCAGTCGATCCTGCGGTCTATTACCTCTCGGAGCTCCTTCAGTTCCCGGCTCTTCTTCTCCACATCCACCGGATGCACATCCTCAAGCGACACCCCTGTCCTTTCCACTTCGCGACGTGTGACGTCGGTCTGTTCGAAGGCAGGATTGGGAGTTATGGTGAAGTCGTACACGTTGTCAATTCGCTTCACGTGACGGATAAGGATGTCATCGCCGTCGCTGTTCTTCTCTTTCGTGCGTTCATAGATTACCGCATTCTCTGAGTCAGCCTCATCGGTTGAATAGATGAAGGAACATCCGTCGATGTCACCGCGCTGCACCAGCTCCAGAGCCTTGTCGCCGTCAGCCGTACGGGGCATTTCAGCCCAGAACTTCACGCCAACCTCGTCAACCTCGTAGTTCAGCGTGCCGCTGCCGTTCTTGCTTCTTCCGAGGATGATATTCTGGTCATGGAACATGGTGAGACGTATGTCCTGCTTGTTCAGCGTGTCCATGGTGATGCAGCCCGGCTCGAGTACTTCATAATAGCTTCTCCACCATTCGCAGAGCAGCTTCGACCGTACGCCGAACTTCAGGGCGTAACCCTCGATCGTGCGGCTTTCCTTTCCTTCCTCCGTCGCTTCACGCAGATGGAGTCCGGACATTACTGATATTGTTCTTTCCTTTATCATACTTTTATTGCATTGATTGTTCTCCTCCTGACACAGCATTATCCTGATAACCCAGAGGCTTGATATTCGCCGACACGTACACGGTGTCGCCACCTTCCACCTCAGGCTGGTTCTCGATGCGTCGCCAGTCGTTGATGGTGTAGATGCCGCTTTCGATGGTCTTCTTCTGGTAGTCGGCGAGCGCCTGAAGGTCCATTGCGTATATTCCGCGGCGGTCGAACACGAATTTCTCCTGACAGCAGTTCGCTCTTGAGATAAGCTTGCGCTCCAGCTCGCTTTCTATACGTCGGAGTATCGGATTAAGGGTATTGCTCAGAAACGCCACGTTTGACATTTCTGCGCTTTTGTAGTTATTGCTTGTGTCGTCAAACACGAACGACGGATGAACACCGAAGAAGCGGCATATCTCTCGCACCGTGAATTTTCTCGTCTCAAGGAACTGCATGTCGGTGGACGAGAGCGAAATCTGCTTGAACTCGACGTTGCCGGGGACGGAGACTATTCTCTCGCCCGACTGGAACCTCACGTCCATCGACTCTGCAGCGTTGTCAAGCTGGTCGTCCTGAACATTGCCGAATCCTGTCACGGTATTATCATTCGATACGATACCGTGCACGTTTCCTCCGTTCTGAAAACGGTATCCGGTCTCCCTTTCGCCGGATGCTGCTATCTGCATCGTACGCGCGGCATACGAGAGTACGCTTTCTCCCCTGCGTCCGTCGCTGGTATGGAGATAAAGATGTATGATGTCTTCCTCGTCGAAGGTTCCGTACACGCCGTTGTAGCTGTCAGTGATATGGTATTTGCCGTTAATGGCGTCATGCGACACCGTATGCGGAGAACAGAGCACAAGGTCCGTTATCTCTCCCATTATCCGACGTGGATATATATAGGCATTGCCGAGGACAAGCATCATCTGCACAGCCATCGACCAGAACGCCACGGCTGACATCTCCGGCTGCGGTTGCACTGTAAGAAGATAATGGAGATTGCTCTGCGTGTATTCAGTGTAGCGTCCGTTCTTGCGCCGCATGTACTGAAGACGCAGACTTGCGACGGAATCGCCGAGAAGCTTCACGCAGCGATAGACAGTAGCAACCGCCATTGCCGAACCGTCACCATAAGGAGAAAAAAGGATGTTTCCGTCACCGGAGGTAGCGAGTCTTCTGCGGCTGCTGGAAGACAGGCTTTCAGAGTCGCGCTTGAAAAGTTTCCTGATATTTTGCCACCACTTGTGACTCATGTCTTAAAAAAGAAAAAGCCGGCTCACCGTCCCAGAGGAGGAAGAAAGAATTTCTGTTCAGGTTCGCCGGAGTTGTAAAGTATATCGTTATGACCTAAAAAAAGAAGTCGTTTTGTCTGACGCAAATTTAGCGAAATTCCGCATTACTCCAAAGCCATAACAATGATATTTTAAAGCCTTGTCAAAATAACATTGTTATCACATTGTTATCCGCAAAACCAGGGGCTTCAGAAACGAAAAAGCCTCCGATGTTCGATACACCGGAGGCTGTTGTGTGAAAAAACAAAATACAAATCACAATGCCTTGCTCATTGAGCTTAGCTTGTCTGAAATGTCATTGAGGGCAAAACGCAGGGTCTCAAGTTCCTCGTCGGAGAACTTGGCAGGCTTCCCGTTGACCGTATTGCCGTTTAGCTTGTGCGCAAGCCATGAGCGCGACTTCCTGAAGTATGTCTTCGCTATGTACGCCATCGAAACCATGTCCGTAATCTCGCCGAGACGTTCTGCCATACGCAGTTCTTCCGCTTCCTTGGATGTCGTCTCGATGAGCGATTCAAGAGCTTCAGTAAACTCTTTCTCGTTCTCATCCCTTAGAGACTGCATTTCTGCCGCTACAGCAGCACGCTCTTCCTCTGTTGTCGCCTTGCTGTTCCGCTCGGCAAGTTCTTTGATTCTGTCTTTTATCTCTGTCATAATAATATATCTTTTAGGTCTTTTAAAGAGACTCCTCCTTCCTTGTGACGGAGGAGTCTCTTTTTTCAGCCGTTCTTGATGTCGTTTTCCAGTTCGTCGATTTCTTTTTGTGCTATCTTTTTGTAAGTACTGGGGAACTTGTTCCAATACTCAAGATAGAAAATCAAATCTTTTTCCTTTTCTTTAAGTTCCTTTGATTTCTTCTTTTTTACCATGCTATTGTATTTGTTTTTTCACAATACAAAGGTAATAAACTTTTGTTGATTATGCAAGGAAATGAGCAAATATTTTTCAACAAATGTTTATTCTATTGTTCCACTTTGACTCCGAAGGGTGCGCCGTCGGCGAATTGGATGTCGTCGAAGGCAGCCTCGAAGTTTTCGCCTTCGTAGCCGCAGAAGTCGCAGCCTTCGTCGTTGAGAGACATAAAAGACATGTAATCCTTGCTGTTCTTGCTGCTCATGATGCCGAAGGGTCGGTGCTTTTGCATTTCCTTCCAGCATTCCTCGACGTTGCGGAAGGGACGGTAGGAGGATTCGGGTTTGATGCGATATACCTTATTGTACCAGTTCCATACCGGGTGTTCGATGTCAATCCACTCATCTGCAGATTCATCAAAAATCTCTATCTTCTTGCCGTCTACGTATGCTTGCATGACAGCGATGCTCTCTTTGGTTCTTTTTTTTGTCATAATTGTTTTTATTTTTATTGAGTCATACTAGCGACATTTTGTAACCCTTCCTCTAATTGGCCTAACGACAGACCGTAATCACTGATACGGGCTTTAAGATTAACGATTTTACACTCACATTGTCTGATTCTTTCCCGTAAGACAAAATCGGAGTCGTATTCGCCGACCCAATAAAGTCCACACTCCAACATGTTGGGGACGTAGAGCTTATCAGCCTCTTGAGTACAGGCATTTAAGGCAAGAATATATTTTTTATTGTGCGGGTGATACATAAGATACTCCCAAGTCTGAAACTCTCCGTTGTGGATCCTTGTTATCGTGCAGCCGGGAGTCAGTTGCGACAGATCTTTTAATTGCTTCATGTATATTCGTGATCTACTTGTTAATGGGTGGGATTACCAACTCCCAATCTTCGGCGAAGATGTCTTCTGAGGTGGGGTGCCATGAGTCGGCACTGCGGTCGCGACGGATTATCAACATCTGGTTTTCGTAGTCGATGTGAGGATTTTCGTGGTACATCAGGATATCCTTGGCGACTTGGGGAAGCGACTGCATGTTGGGGATGATGTCGGCTGCGATGTGTGAGGGAACCTGCTTGACGACAAATTTCTTGTGCCATCCTTTCCTGCGGATGGCGCCGCCAGCTTTGAGGAAGTTAACGGCTGTGCCGAAGTCGAAGGGCATACAAAGATTTCCGCCTTTAGCTGCGTCTATTCTGTTAAGAAGTAACCCATGATATTCGTGCATTATCATGTCCTGTGCAACGAGTAGGATTCTTGCAGTATATCCCAACTTTTCGAAATTGTCGCTTTCGATAAAGTCTCCGCATTTCTCGCCACGATCGCAGATTTCCTCGCACTCGTTCATCAGTCTGTCAAGGAATGTCTCTGAAAGTTTGTAGGCTGCGTCGAAGACGTCCTTAGGAGACCATGACTGATAGCCGCCCTCATATTCTACGAGGTAGCCAGCCTTGTCTGTTTCACACTCGGAAGGTCTGACACCTTCTTTCAGGAGCTTGCATTCGTAGGCTTCGCCCATTGTCATGGGGCGTGCCTTTACGGTTTTGGTACCTGTGTACCGTTTTAGTTGGTTGTTCATAATGATAATTTAGTTGGTGTTTTATAGATGCTCTAGCGGGGATAGGCGATTCTAGGTGTTATTATTCGGTTTTATTTATCTCTATCTCCACTTCAACCTTGTTTGTCAGTTCCTCGTTCATGACGAAATTGACATGTTGGAAGAATATACGTCCGAGTTCATGGACAAGGTTGTCTTTTCTTCCTTCTTCTGCGGAGTGGGTGTTTTCTATTACCGTCACATACTCATCTGTCTCGACAACCATTCCGTTGTCAGCCTGTTTAATCGTTAATTCAATTTTCATTTCTTTCTTCTTGTTTGTCATAACCCTTTTCAACTACGACAAGAGCTGTCTTTGCCATCGTCCCTGATTCCTTGAATGATTTGTCGGGCAGCTCTCTCATATACCCTCCGTATTGCCCTACGACATTACGTAATTCTTCATACAGGCCGTCGTTACGCCATAGGACAGCAGCCGAAGCTATAGCGACTACCTTGCGTCTTGCTATAGATATGGCTTTAAGTATATGACGCGCATCCTGCTTCTTACAGAACGGAGGATTCATAACTATTACGTCGTAAGGTTCTGACGGCTCGAATTCCATAAAATCATCACCAACGATACGGAATCCCGCCTTTTCAAGTACAGCCCGGTTCCTTGGATCGAGTTCTATACAGTCAGGCGAAGGCATGAAGCGTGCTATATCGCCCATTCCCGCCGACGGTTCAAGCGTACGTTCCCCGTCACGTATGTCAGCTATCTTCACGATTTCATGGGCGAGAGCTTTGGGAGTAGGGAAGAATTGAAATGCCTGACGGTCTGAAACGTACTCGCCGGTGTCAGCGATGGATGTAATGACGTCGCCTACATCCTCCTTGAACACAAACGCCTTCTTGGAGCTCGACCACTTGCCGCCGATTGCTTTCAATACCTTGCTTACACGTTCGTAAAGCTTACGATCCAACTGTCCGGGCAGACGCAGAAGACAGTCGTCAATTTCGGAAGTCTTCAACACTTCCACTACAGAATTGTCAATTTTCATGAATTTATGTTTTATTGAATTTTTAAAAGCCTTGAATACATGCCGCGATAATCCGCTATCATCTGGAGAGTTTCACTGTCCTGCGGAAGGTTCTCAAGCATGCCGGCGATCTCGCTTAGTTTCTCAGACAGCTTGCGCATATACGCTCGTTGCTCTTTTCGTTCCTGTTCTATTACAGAGATAATTCCGTCACGAGACAGGAAGTCTTCTTTCTTGCCCTTACAGGCGAGTATCATAGTGGCTATAGACGTAAGACGCGACACCAGCCACTCCTGAACAAGTAGTTCGGGCAGCGTGAACCGTATGGTCTTCAATACATCGACATCCAGTTTACTCTGAAAGCCGAGCACCACCTCGTCCGTAGTATCAGGTATTGCGTCAAGCAATAGACGTGACACCACTGCCATAAGATATTGGCGAGACACGCCCGACTTGGGACGTAAGGCGCAAACATGCTTTGACAGTATCGCCGGACCGTCAGTATTTATCCCTATCTTGCCGAGCGTACCTACTACAGAGATTATTATGTCACCCTCTTCTGAGAAGACCGGATAATTAAGCTTCTCACTGCACCATCGTTTAGGAACGAACCGTCCTTGTATAAGGTCGGACGCGCCTACCACGATAGGCAGCCCTTCTCCACGGTCGTTGGTCTTCTTCTTGTCAACGTTCTTGCCCTGCAACACCTCACAGACGTCTGCAAGAGCCACAACATTATCAACGTTATTTTCCATAACTTTAGTTTTATTCAGAATTGTCTATTGTGCCTACAAGATGTTCGTTACCCTCGTAGGGGATGCATATTTCATAGTAGATTGTACCATCGTAATAGCATCTGTATACTAATATAATGTGTATTTTTTGTCCTATTTCAAGACAAAATGAAAGTGGAATTTTCTAATGACCGATTTGGGTTTATTATTTTACTTCTTGAATATACGATACGATAGTGCTGAAATAAGCCTCACATGACAATAGTTTGCCTTTCTTGTTGCGTTTATGATTGCGAAAGCGCATCTCGTATACTTCCGACAGCCACAGGTCGGTATTGCGCAGGGAGTCGGTGATTAGACTTAATGCTGTCTTGTTGTACACAGCATCTTTGCCTTTAGAAAGCTCAGGAAATTGCTTTTGCATTAACATTACCGCTTTGCGTGCACCTTGCAGATAGGCAGAGTACTCTTGCAGTCGGCGTAAGTCAATCTTAATATCCATGCTTGCCAACTTACGAAGCAGTTCATCCTTGCTTATATCGTCAATCATATATCAATCCTCCAAATCCATTAGTATATCTCGTAGCCAGCCCTCGACCATGATAGGGTTGTAAGATGTTTTTGCCATTACGACCACAATTCATCCATTATCTCGTTGATGGTTCTCTTGACACTGTCCTTGCAGCACAGCAGGTTAGGGGAAAGCCTTAATTGGGCTATGTCAAGCAAGCCACTCTCCGCATCATCTAATGTGCAGACGACTGGAGTTTTTTTTTCTCACACGTCGTTCTTCCAGATATTCCTCGATTTCCTCCGTAGACAGTTCGTCAAGCACTTCTTCCCATATCTCATCCGTGTTGATCTCTACTTCAACGTCTTTATATATTGTTGCCATCGTTTGCTCCTTTCTTTTATATCCTTGTTGATTTTGATTTTTATTTGTTTAATCGCTTAGCCTATGCTGCATCATAAGTCGCCATGCGACCACGTTTCCGAAACAGGTAGACCGGAATCGTATGCGCTTTCTGTGATAACTGAACTCGCACACCCATCTGCGTCTTGTCTGACCGACAAAACCGACGCCACGAACCAATCGTCCGCTTGTTCCGCGTCCGTTCTGTTCTCTGCCCTTGCCGAGATTGCGCTGTTCTTCAATGTAGATACATCCCTTTCTTATCATGTCTTTTCTTTATTGTTTTACCATTTCAGTATTCCCTTGAATGCCTTTTGTATTCCTGCACGTTTCACTTCATCAGACGGATGGCAGTACGTGTCCATTGTTATCTCAACCCCGGCATGGCCGAGGATGGAAGAAACAGTCTTTACGTCTACGCCTTTCTCTATCATCTGAGTTGCGAAGGTATGTCGCAGACAATGATATTTAAGATATGGTACTTTAGCTGCCTTGAGCATATTCTGAAACCATATCCTGAGAGTCCTTGTGCAAGTCGGTGTGTCTTTTAGCGTAGCGACGAAATAGTCATCCGGGTAAATCTTTGCATAGTTCTGCAGTATCTTACGTAACCTTGGCACCATCGGGATATAACGGTCTGACGTGGCACTCTTGGGAGACTGCAATTGTCGAGACATAACATAAGCTTCGTTGGGATGGAGTATTTTTTGAACATCTTTAGTTATTGACACACATGTACGCTGTATATGTATGACCCCCTCGTCGAAATCCAAGTCGGAGAACTTCAGACCACATGCTTCACCTATACGTATACCCGTAAACATCGTCACCACAATGGCAAGTCCGCCAGGAGTGGGATTGCTCTCAAATACCTTTATTATCCGCTCGTACTCATCCATAGTAAACCGCTTGATACGTTGTTTTGCCGGGTTCTTGCGACTGTCTTTTTCACGTTTTACCTTCCAGTTTATTGACGGCAGATTGCTTATACCTAAGTTTTTATCGGCATAGCGCATTACCATCCTGAAGACCATCAGTAAATCGGTTCTATAATGGCTGCTCATCTGAAGCTCGCAAAATGTCTCAAAAACACCTTTCATTTTAATCTCGTCAAGAGAGCATATATCCGTATCTGCATCGATGACCTTTGTGAAAGTATTGCGGTCAAACCTGTATTTGGCGAATGTAGTATCCTTCACCTCCGCCTTATGCTCCTCCAGCCACCTGTCGAAAACTTCAAAGAATGTCATATATTTTACTTCCTCCTTTTTTCTTTTATTGTTCTACAATACGGTCTCCAGGCTTGGCGATAACAACATCACTGAACCCGAGAGCGTCGTCATTTTTGTTAAGCAATATATAGCGGGCCTTGACCGTGCGCTCAAGCACGTCGCCATGATAGACATACCCCATAACGCCGCGTATACTGAGATTAAGCAGCAGCAGCGGAATGGCGCGGTCTGACAGTTCCCAGACGGTTATCATGTTCCGTGACGGGAAATACTCCCACGGAATGACACGCTTGCACTGTTCCCACCATGCGCTTATGATAAGACCACCCGTGCCGGCTGTCGGCTCGTGTATGGTTCCGGTTGTGGGCAAAGCCAGCTTGGCCACTATCTCCGACACCTCCACAGGAGTGAAGTCCTGCTTCTGTTTCTTGCGCTGCGCGAATTCCTCCTCGTACATCTGCCTGAACCAGTCGTAGCTCATGTCATGTCCGTTAATGTCGAGCAGCTCTTTGTAGATGGCATCGCGCCGTTTCTTGTCGCCCATGACAATGTCCATGACAGCCTGCGGAAGGTCCATTATGTCCTCCACTTTGAATATTCTGCAGCAGTCTTCCTTTTTCATAATGATTTTCTGTTTCTTGTTTTTTTATCTCTCGTACGACATCATCAGGCCGATGGTCATCAGCATTGTGATGGTGCCGTCTATTTTTCTGTATTGTGACAATTTCAGCGGCTTCTTGTTTTCGAGCCGGTCCGTGTCTATCACGCAGTTGGACAGGCAGAAGGCGTTGATGGGGTTTGCGTCAAGGACAATACTCGGAGGGTTCGCCCATGCCATCATCTCGAACGACTCGACCGGAAGGTTGAACGATCCGTACGTCTGGGAGAACGGCATGAGCACGTGCTTGGCTCCAACCGAGGACAGAATGTTTACGAGGTCGCGGCTCTTGTATGCGTCGTAGCCGATACGGATAATGCGCAGCGTCTTCGCCCGGCGCTGTATGTCGTCCGCTATCATTCTCACGTCAATGCAGTCTCCGGCGCAGAACTTCAGGTAACCCTGTTCGTGCCACGTCCGGTAGAGCTGCTCATTCGGATGCCCCCGGAGTGCTCCTTCTGGGAAGTAGTATTCCGTATGACTGTAGAATCTTTTCGTTTCCGGAGAATACACCGTGTACGACACCGCAGAGAAGTCGTCATGGACGGAGAGGTCGAATGCGACGGCACAGTCCAGACCACTCCTGACACCGTCAATGTCGAATCCGGAGCACAGGCTTGCCGCCTTCTCGTACGTGAACCACGTCTTCTGCTCGTTGGTGGAGAAGACGTTCAGAAGCTTCGTTCTGAAGATCATCATGTTCTCGGCTGACATAAGCGCGTTCCGGTATTCCTCCTCGTAGTAGTCAGGCTGCACCGTTATGCCCAAATGAGGCTGCACCTTGCGCCATGTCAGCGGAGAGTCTTCCGCGTCGTCCACGTCCGGCATGAACAGCGAGGCGAACACGCGGTCGTTCTGCGTCTCCTCCCTCAGAATGCTCTTCACGCCTTCCAGTTCATGAGCGAACGGACCGTCCACCACTTCGCTTGCCGTCGTAATGACTACTGTCAGAGGTTCTCGGCGCGGACCCATTGACGAGGTGAGAGTGTTCTTCAGGTCGGCTCCGTTCTTCGATGCCGTGTTGCGTGCCTGCGAATACTCGTCCATTATCACCAGAGAGGCGAACAGACCGTCCTGCGTCTTTGCGTTTGCCGTCAGACAGCGGATGAAGGCGTCGCGGCCAGCCTTACGGAACGTGATCTTCTCGCGGTTCACGCGGAAGCTGGTCTCTCGCGGATCAATGTCGCGCATGATGGCACGTATCTCGTCAAAGCAAATCTTCGCCTGTTCGTAGGAGTTGGCGCCGACATAAGCCTGTGCGTTGTTGTCGCCGAACAACATGTCGTATACGGCAAGCGAGGCGGCACTGGTGGTCTTCGAGAACTTACGGGGCACGAATATGTATACCTGACGTGTCAGCCGTCGTCCTTCCTTGTCAACGAATCCGAAGATGTTCGCAAACTGGAAGCATTGCACCGGCGTAAGCTTGTAGCGTGTTCGCCCGCTGCGTCCGTTGAAGCGCAGCATCTCGTAGAACCGGAAGAACTTCTTCACTCTCTTCGCCTTCCATTCATAACGCCCGAGCATCCGGAAGAATCTTCTTACTGCAAGCACCTCGTAAAGGTTGTGTTGCTCCGGATTGTCCGTGACATCCTCCACATACTGCAGCAGTCTCTTGTCCGTATCGGCAAGGGCATAGCCGAACGAGCCGGTGTATTCCGGCTTCATCCGCTGTAGGTCTCTTACGGCGTCCTCTTTCAGATCCCGATAATGTTGCTTTTCTGTCTCAGTCATTCAAAGAATTTTGTTTCGCCGGTCGCTGCCGGCCCTTATTCGTCCTCGCCGAAAGCCTTGAGGAAGTTGTCCAGACCGTCGCCTCCGTTAGCTTTCACTTCCTTTCCGTCCGTGTTCATGCCGAGTGCACGCAGGGCACGCTGGGCGTAGGTCATGTATGTCATGTACAGCTTTTCTGACGACGCCACTACCTGACGTTCGTTGCCTTCACGGGAGTATTCCGTCTTGACGGCTGCGTGTGACGCCTTGAATATCTCGTCTTCCAGCTCGTCGCACCTCACAAGCAGACGGGCGGCTATCTGTGCCTGTACGGACATTTCCGGACTGTACTTGCCCTGCTTCTTGAGCAGCTTCACCAGATAATCCTTCTTGTTCTTCACCGCCTTCTTCTTCCGGCTCACGCATTCCCTGTCCTTCTTCTCCGTCTTCTTCCGTTCTTCCTCGTCCATCTGGAGGCAGCCTACGGAAGCTACAGTACCGTCCGCTGACGTTTCGCCGGCACGAATCATCGTGGTGCTGTAGCCACGGCTCTTTCCGCGGGTCTTCAGGTAGAAGGTGATGGCCTGTGTGTCTCCTGCCTTGATGCGCTCCATCAGCTTTTCCTCGGCGGCGTCGGTCATTTCGTCCCTGATACTGTCTGCCTCGGCAGCAAACTCCGGGTCACGCCGTCGCCAACGGTAGTACAGCCTTCTTTCCACTCCTGCCTGTTCACATGCCTTGCTGACATTGCCATGGGCAGCGTTCAGGGCTTCGAGCATTGATTTTTTCAAGTCATCCATTGCCGGTATGGTAATCCCGTTATCTTGGAGAGACTGAACCAGGTGTCACAACAGGTGTCACAGTGTGACAGTTTGGGCGTATACTGTGACACCCCCCAGACACTTTTTATTTCCACGCGTGTGGAAATAGGACGGGGCGAGGTTTACAAAGGGTATACCCCCTTTTAAAAAACACCCTCCCCCTTTCTTTCTGACGCCGTTTTGATGTCACAACATGTCTGTCACAGGACGCACCTTAGGAAGACGCACCTATGAAGGACGCGTCTATAGGAAGACGCACCTGTGAAGGTCGCTGTGTCTTGTCTCTCCGTGTTAATGTTATTTACTCTCCTTGTCTTCGTCAAGGAAGCGTTCCTTGAACCGTTCCAGGCGTTTCGCCTGCACTCTCTTGTTGTGTTTCGCGCCTGAGCGTCCCATCTCCGTGTGTGTCTTGACATGGCAGTCATGGCACAGGGAGCGGAGATTGTGCACGTCAAACATCAGCCGGCGCATTTCGGTCGGCGTCATGGCATCTTCCACCGGCTTGACGTGGTGTACTTCAGAAGCTGCTCTCGTTCGCCCTTCCTCCATGCAGCGCTCACACAATGGATTCTGCGTCAGCTTGTACCGTCGCAGTTCAGCCCAGTGACGTGACTGTATCATCTTACGGTAGTCTTCATCATTGTTCCTTTTCATCCAATCGGTTTAGTATGGTTATATATTCTTGGTTGATTCTCTCAAGGATCTCACAGTATACTTCCTGAGGATCCTCGCCGTTGATTTCTGCCCTGCGTCTCACTATGTCCCTTATGCGGGCTCTTGCCGTGCGCGGGCAGTGGGAGCGCAGCGCCACGAACATTCTTATATAAAGCGCGTCCGTCACCTGGTCGCCGCGTGCTCCCGCTTCGCTCGCTGTCATTGTCTGCATGGTTTTATTATTCTAAACTCCACGTATGCGTCATACCTTACGCAGAATGTTCCGTTTATACATTGCCGCGAATCCCGACACAGACGACACTCCTCCGTGCCGGGCGCGGCGTTATGTTTAGAGACTGCCGTCATACGTGGCTACTTCTTGTGCTCTATCACCTCCGTTATCTTGGTGAGAGCGCTCGACTTCAGCTCGTACTCCGCAATCTTGCGCTGCTCCATTCTGCGTGAGACGATCTCTTCCACGTCGTTCACGTGCTGGCAACCGACGATGTAATAGAAAGGATTATGCTTGACGCGTTTCCCTTTCTTGCCTTCCACTTCTTCCGGAATGGTGACCTTTACCTTGAACCACACCTCGGACTCCATGTCGCCGCAAGCCTCAGCAATTTTCGTTGCGCAGCAGGACGTGATACGGAGGTCGTCCACGTCTTCTCCCGTCATGGTATCAACTATGATGTTCTCCACTTCGGTGAGTGTCTCGGCCTCTACCATGAATATCTTCTCCGTAGTATAGGAAGATCCGTCAGACTCATGCATTACATACTTTGCCTTTACTTCGTAGTATATTTTCATTCTGTCAAGTATTTCCTTGTTGTTATTGGTTTCTGTTTCACGGGCAGCCTCAGCACTATTGTCCGTCTTGTCGCCCATGCTGCTGATGAAGGTCGACTCCGGAGCGTCAGGTTCGAGACTCCTTATCTTGTCTTGCAGATCCTCGGGAAGATTGAGCTTCAGACAGTACTCGCCCGCCTTGTTGTATATCTCGGGATTGTAGATCTTCTTCTGGATGGCCTTGATGGCAGCGTCCACCTCCGGGATGTCGTTCAGATTGACTTCTTCGTCGTTCTCGCTGTTCAGCATAGGTCCGCAAGCCTCAGCCCACAGACGGTGTATCGGCTTGAATGACGCTGTCTGCTCCGGATACAACGGCTCTATGTTTATGCCGGTCCTTTCCCTTACCTCTGCCGTGAACCTTCCAAGAGCTGACGCTGCCACGTCTGTCATCAGCATGGAGCAGAGAACGTACGACTTGAGCTCGCAGTCCTTCTCGTTGTTCGCTTCCAGCACCTTCTTCACCTTCAGCCTCAGCGTCCCGATGTCGTCCTGCACCTGCTCGTAAACCATATCGGAAAGGTCGAGCCAGTACTGATAGCGGTCCTTGAGCTTCTCTCGCATGTGTTTCTCCCACTCGTCATACTTCTTCATCGCCTCCTTTGTCAGCTGCTTGGTACGATGACGAAAGTACTTGGTGCCGCGCATCTGGGACATGGCGTCCACCATCGTAGCCTGAGCCACGCTGTGCAGCGAGGAGACGGTGATGAAGTACAGGCCGTTGAGCTTCTCTAAGGTTCTGACCACCTCGTCTGTCCTGTTCTCTGCAAGGGCAAGGAAGTTTCTGTGTCCTACAGAGTCTGCCACGGCTTTCATGTAATGCTGCCTCAGCATGGGTGAATTTTCATAACGGCTTACCATCATTGGTGCCTCGCTTTCTTCTTTATCTCCGCGATACGCTTCTTCACGTACTCCTGCTGCTTCTGCATTTCCTCCATGACGCGCTTCTTCGAGTCGAAGGTCAGCCTGTCGAGACGGCATTCCAAGCCGTCCTTCCATCTAAGCGTTGTCTCTGTCTTGTACTTGTCAGGAAGCCTCAGCCATAAGAATGTGCGTCCGGTGGTACGCGTCACGGTGATCCTCACAATTACGGAGGATGATGGCAGCATCGGCACAAGGTTCTGTTCTGCCATACATTTCTTGACGTCTGACGTCGTTTGCAGTATTGTTTCTATGTCCTTCATTGTCCGTCTGTCTTCCTGTTGTTACGTTCTGCCTCTTCTGCGCGACGGCGGGCTACGGCGTTGCGGAACTTTGCGTACTCGCGCTGGCGCTCCACCTCCAGCTTGGCGTTTCTCTCCATGTACTTCACCTTCCAAAAACGTACCTCCTTGATGTGCGCTTCTTCGGCATAGTTCAGGTCTTCCCTGTACTGTCTCTTGTGCTCCTGGAACACTTCCTCTATGCCTCTGACCTTTCCACGGTGTGCGCAGTCGATGGCGTCGAGCTTCTGCGCCTTCTCGATGCTGTTCTGCAGTCTGACCTCGTCAAACTTGTTACGGATTTCCAGCCATTCTTTCATCTCGCTCTCCGTAAGGCCGTCGGTGAAATACTGGCGTCCCATGATGTTCCCTCCCTGCTGAGGGGCGTTTGTTGTTTCTTTTTCCATAATTGTTGATTTTATTGCGTTTTGTTCACTTTGTTCCGTTTTGTTCACTTTGTTGCTGTCCCGCTATGATGGCAGCCCGGTCGTACTCTCTGATGAAGGCGTCTATCTTCGCCTCGCAGTCCGCCTTTCCTTCCACCATAGCGTCGATGTCTTCCTCTCTGACAGGCATCAGCTCTTCGGGGAAGAGATTGTCATGGGCTCGGACGATGAACCGGCGTGCCTGACGTATCGTGTCTTTCCACAGCATCCAGCCTCTTATGAGCAGATAGAACTCGTAGTAGCGGCGGTCGCGTGGCTGCCATCCTTCTCCCTTGTCCTTCATAAGGTCGTTCAGGGTGTCCATACGCTCCTTCAGTCTGTCCTCAAGCAGTTCAAGCCGGGCGCTGCGGTCACGATGACGCGCCGTGAGCTGCCGTTCCCGGTAGCGTACGTCCCGCACCATCCTTACGAGCTCGTCCTGCGCCCTCGTCGTTCCGGTAGGGATGTCTATCTCCCTTATGCCCGTGATGTCGTCCGTCGAGAGGTTGCGCTTCTTGTCGAAAGCCGCCTCATATTCGCTGTAGTCAGGCAGACCGGCTGATATAGCCTTCCTGCCGCCGCGAAACACCATAAGCCGGTATTTTATAGCCATGATACGCCCTTCATTACGCCCTTACACCCGCAGATCCGAGCACCACGCCGCGCCTCATCCTCATGGTACGTCCGTTGTCGTAGTGTCCGTCGAGCACCTTCTGGAAGTTCGTAGGACGGAAAAGCCAGTCGAACGTCGCCGTCCATCCCTTCGATCCTCCGCCGTTAAGATAAGAGCTTGCCGCAGCGGAGCGCATGACGCGCCACACGGTGTCCTTGCCGTACTCCCTGACACGGGCGGCGAACATCCGCTTGCGCTGTCCCTTTATCTCGGACCTGAGCTTAGGAATACCCTTGCCGTCCATCATCATGTTCCAGGATGTGCGTACCACGGAATAATTGACTTCAGGCTCCCTGCTCTTCGTCTCCGCCTTTCTTTCCGCCCTTCCGTCAGACTCCGAAACTTCCGCGCTTCGTGCCGCGTCGGATTCGTCCGAAGGGCGAGCCGACACAGCATTTGGCACAAATGCTGCGGTTTCTTTTTCTTTCTTTATTTCTTTTTCTTCTTTAGGGGGTGCGGGGGCGTTTTCTTCTTTGTCTTTTTTTCTTTCTGTTTCTTTGTCTGCGTATTTTTCGGCGTAAATACCGTATTTTTCGGCGTTTAATCCGTCTTTATTGTAGGATATCGCCGTGTCACCGTAGTAATATACGGTCCTTTCGGGTGTATATGCCGTTATTCCCGTCACTCTTACGTCTTCCCTCGCTTCCGTCCGTGAGGCTGTCTCTTCCTGCTGATGGGCGTGAAGGATGTCGGTGTCGGCCTCATCGCTGATGATGTAGGGTAGGGCAGCGTCGGCGCTGCGTCCGGAGAAGTAGTGGTCCTGAATGTCACGGCTTGTCAGCACTCCGTGACGGACATAGGTCCTTTCGTCGAGGATGCCCTCCAGCGCCATGGCCTTCACCACCTCGTCCAGCTCCTCCACCGTCATGTCGGGCAGACGTCGCAGCGTCAGCCATTTCTCCCTCTCCGTCCACTCCAGACAGTAGCCGGCGGCAGAGATTGCGCATACCACCACAACGGCGGCTGCCATGCCTTTCGTGCCGTAACGCCCTGCAAGGCGCATCATCGGCACCGTGTCGAAGACGTCGGGCGAGATTGCCGCCGTCCTCATTCCCTTCCGGGGACGTCCCCTGCGTCTTGTGACGCGGGCTGTATCTGTTCTTTCTGTCATAACTGATATTTTTGTCCATATATGTTGTATGATAGTCAGCGTCTCGGTCTGCCGGATCGGGAAGAAACGATAAAGGCTCCTATCCTCGCGGACGGAAGCCTCAACAAAATCATTTTAAATCTGTGGTCAAAGAACCTTTACCTCAAAATTTTCAAATTCGCTTTTATCTGTCAATTTGCACCGCCCTGCATCCTCACGGACCGCTGACGACACTGTCAGACTTTCAGAATATAAATTTACAAACAGTACCAAAATACTCGTATGAATAAAACAAGTTGGCATTCCGGCGGACGCCTCCGCCCGGAACGTTATATTGTCGTTGTCTCCCCGGACCCCTTGTCCGGATGACGCTGTCACATCATGTCAAAGATTCGCGTTTAAAATGCGCGGCCTTCGCAGGAGACGCATGTACTTGTTTTATTAAAAAACATGAAAAAAGCGACCGTCGGTATCACTCCGAGGCGGTCTTTCCGGCGCACGCCTGCGCCGCTGTTGCGATGAATTCTTCAAACTTTACCTAATTCTCTGAAAAATGAAAACTTATAATTACTATATAATCTACTACATCCACTCTGTCCTGTTGGCGTACTGGGCGAGCTTGCTCTTGAGGAACATCTTCCTGCGCCCGCCTCCTACGCTTGTGTAGGGTATCTTGTCCATATTGTGATAGATATACGATACGGAGCAGCCCAAGAACTCCGCGGCCTGCTTCGCGTCGATATATTCCTCAGGAGGGTTCCGCGTGCCTTTTGCCTCAAGCAGCTTCACCACCTCCTCTGCTATCATCCGCGCCTCACGCCTCGTCAGAGGCTGACGCGCTGCTGTTGACTTCCCTGTCCTTTCCATAGCCTCAGCGTTAATAGCGCAGCACTTCCAGGGCGAGGAACGCCACTGCTCCTACCACTGCCCAGCCTATCATTTCCACGATGTCCTCCACGATGTCCATCGTTCTGTCCACGTATTTCATTATCTTCTTCATAATACTTTCCTCCTTGTTTTTGTTACGGCTGCTGCGACGGTCCGCTGCTCATACGCCTTATCACGTATCCCGCGCCGTTGTCCAGGAAGTCCACCGTGAACTCCCTGCGGCCCGCCTTGATGTTAAGGCGGCTGATGGCGTTCCTTACCGCCGTCTCCCTGCCGAGTGCCTCGCGCTTGAACTCGCGGGTCTCACCCGGCTTGAGAAGAGACAGCGTTGCGGGAAGGTTGATTCGCGATTCTATCACCACGCCGTATTCGTTCACTTTTCTCTCTGTCATTTATCTATGATTGTGTTTACACTCTCTGTCAGTCGAGGGACACGTAGTCGAGCTTTCCCTCTCTGCCGGTCTTCTCCTTCACCGCGAACGGATGACGGAGATATATCTTCACCATGCCGCCGAACGCGCAGCGCTGCATCTTCCTTATGTAGGGCTTCCAGATGCGGATGAACCGCGTCGTCAGCTCCGGCTTGTATATCATCAGCGTCGTCGGCGTACAGTCGCACAGCTTCACGCTATGCTCTATGCGTACCTTGTCGCCCGTCTCAGTGTTGATTATCGTCGCCATGCTCCGCCTCCTCGTTGTTTGTTTCCTCCAATGTTACTCCGCGTACCTTGAGAAGACTTTTGTAAAAATCCTCTTTGCGTCTGACTTCTTCCCTGATGTCTTCCGGAAGAGGCTTGTCATGTAACGTCAGCACTCCTTTCGTTATGCTTGTTATTGCGTTGAAAAGTTCGTCGTATGTCATAACAATGCGCCCTTTGGAAGTAAGATGTCTTCTCGAAATGCTATCCGTGAATACCATGGAAAAGACTACTGTGAACAGCACTTCCTCTCTCTCCAGCTTGCGCACTCTGGATACAAAGTCTGTATTCTTCATTTCTCCTCCTCCTTGTTATATGGTTCTTCTTCCTGTTCGCAAAACTTCAGAATCTCGTCCATGTTCACTCCTGCAGCTTTCATTTCGGCGATGAAGAATTCCTCCTTTGCGATGAACGGTTCCGCGACAGTCTTGTCCAGCGGACCAGAGGCGTAAAGGGCCATCGCCTTCCTTCCGAAGACGAAAAGTGCCGCTGCCATGTCTTTCTGCGTAAGGGTAAACGTTCCGTTCTTGCAGTACCGTTCCTCCAAGGTATCCTCGAACATTATGGCGCTGGCCAGCAGAAGCAGCGCTTCCTCTCTCTTGAGCCTGCGGCCTTTAATCTCCAAATCTGAATTTTCCATTTTTCTCTTCCTCCTTTTTTAGCCTCAACGGTTTTGCCGTATCGGCGGTTTTTAATAACTTTACACAATTTATACTAAGGTGTAACAATGTGATAACATTGATTACGGGTGCAAAGATAGAAAATTATCTAATTGCTTCCAAATAAAAGAGAGAAAATAATCTATTAAATTTTAAACTTTTAGTATTTAGTCTATGATTTTACAAAGAATAAAGGCCTATTTAGACTTTAAAGGCATTAAAATTGCGACTTTTGAAAGAAGTGTAGGCATGTCCAATGCGTCTTTCGGAAAAGCGTTAAAGAACGATGCAGCCATCGGAAGTGATAAAATAGAAAATATTCTATCTATATATAAGGATATTTCTCCTTCTTGGCTTCTGACCGGTGAAGGTCCGATGTTGCAGAATTCTGCTTCAGACGCATTGTCCGTTAGTTCTTCTTCCTCGGATAAAGAAAGTTTAACACTTTCGGACAATACCGGCCCGGTGCTCATGCAGAACGGTCCGGGCAGTCACAACAACCATCAGAAGGTCATCGGCGCGGACGGCACGTGCTCCGGACGCGAAATGGCAATGCAAGCCACCATCGAGCTGCAGAAGAAGATGATAGAAGACCGCGACAACGAAATAGCGTTCCTCAGAGATATGCTGAGGAAGGGGCTGGAATGATGCTATTGTAACAAAAAAGTTAGCTAAATATTTGGTAGTTGCTAACTTTTTTGTTATCTTTGCATTGTCTTAATAAAACAAGACAAAATAGTTCTTTTACATCATGAAACATTCAGAATTGATTAGGGTCTTGGTAAAAGCTGGATGCTTTATCAAGCGACATGGTTCCAAACACGACATTTGGGTAAATCCAAAGACTGGCGGAAGGACATCAGTCCCGAGGCATGGCAGTAAGGAAATTGAGTATGAGACTGCGAAGTCTATTCTTAAGGGCCTTTTAATCAAGTAAACGAGGTGGCCGCCCGGCAAGTTCCGGGCGGCTCCCCTTTCTGAATGGGTAACGGGTTGGAAGAACTTTATTTGACATATATAAATATAATGATCATAGCTTATGAGAGTATTAGCCAATGTAAAAAGAGAGCCGGGCGAGAAAAACTTTTCTTGTTATATGAACGTAGAAGAGTTGAAAACAGGCGTGCTTGGTCTTGGCTCGTCGGCAAAGGCAGCAATCGACGATATGCTGAGCGGTTGGCAAGATGCCGTTGCTGACTTAAAAGAAGACGGTATTGAAGTGCCAGAACTTGAGATTGAGTATCGCTTCGATGTAGGCTCGCTGTTCAGCTATTACGACTTTGTTAACATTGTCGGTGTCGCTCGTGAGATAGGGGTTAGTCCGTCAGTCATGCGCCAGTATGCTATCGGTATACGCAAGCCAAGCGACGAGCGCAAGGCACAAATCGTCAATGGTTTCAAAAGCCTTGCTGGTAAAATGCAAGATGCTATATTGTTTTGATTTTGTTTCATGGTGCATGAAATTAAATATAAGAGAACTATTTTGGATCCCTCGGTGCGTGACGCATCGGGGGCTTTTGATTGCTTAAACATTTTAATATATAGGTATGGAAAAGATTATAGTAGAAGTAGGATGGTGCAATCGTAACTTTGGCGTAACGTTCCCCGCCAATGTGCCTGGAGCTATAGTCGTAACAGCTAAAACATACGACGAGTTGTTGAAGGAGATTCCCGAAACGCTGAAGTTCCATGTCGAAGGCATGGTTGCAGACGGCGACGATGTTCCCCGTTGGCTTGCAGACGGCGACTACGAGATATCTTATCATCTTGATGCCGCAGCGCTTATTCATTCATGCGAGCGTTACGCCTCGCTTGCCGCCATTTCCCGTGCGTCAGGCGTAAACGAGCGTCTGCTTAGTCATTATGCCAACGGCATAAAAACACCCCGTGCCAAACAGCGGCTGCGAATAGTGGAAGGTATACACAAGATAGGACGCACGCTGCTGAATATATCGTAAGCTTAATAATAATCACACAGTATGAAGAAGATTGTTGGTATTATCGAAAAAGGAGCGGATGGAGGCTACACCATTTACGCAGAAGGAGGACTACCATTGTTTTCCAACGGTATGACGGAAGAAGAAGCTCGTGAATCTTTTGAGTCTCTCGTGCCTGAACAGGCGGAATATATGAAGGAACGCACAGGAGAATATCCTGAATGGTACGATAAGAACGTGGTCTTTGATTATAAGAGCGCCGCGTTTCTTAAATGAACAAAAAATCCCCGAAGTGGCTCACGCTTCGGGGATTGCTGTGTATTAGAAAACATTCCGTCAAGTCAAACGGATGGAGCCAGTCTGCTTAGCTAATCGGAGTGATAAGACCAACAGTACAGCCGAGTGCGGCTGCTATACGGTAAAACGTAGACACTTTCGGTTCTATCTGTCCGCTTTCAATACGTGTTATATACGCGCGGTCTGTACCTAATCGGCGTGCCAATTCAGCTTTGCTGATTTTTGCTTTCTTCCTTGCATCCTCGATAATCGCACCGGTATAGAATGCGTAAGCCTGATCTTCCGCTTCTGCTCGTTCCGGAGTTCCTTCCTTGCCGAAATGTTCATCTATTAAAGCGTCAATATCATAAATGTCTTTCTTTATTTCCTTTGCTTTCATAATATTCATCTTTTAGTTTTAATGCTTTCTTTATTTCGTTTGAAGGTGTCTTCTGTGTCTTCTTTTGAAATCCATTGAAGAGCACCACTATTTTGTTACCGTCAAATATAAAGAAAATACGGTAAATGTTACTGTTATACTCCACTCTTACTTCAAAAAGTCCATCCCGTATAGCTTTTATAAATTTGGTCGGTAGACGATCCTGAGTGCGCAACAGCATCAGAATATACAGCACTTTACTTTGTGTCCCTTTGTCAAGTTCTTCAAAGAATGTGTTGAAGTAGTTTTTGTATGCTATTATTTTCCTGTTCATCGGTTTGGATTTTATAAGTGCAAAGATACAAAATGTTGTATGAACATACAACATTTTGAAGACTTATTTTTTTAATGCTTAAATGATCACTGTTTCTTTTACACAAAAAGACGGGAGAACGCCATTGTAGGTATTCTCCCGTCTTTTTGCTTACTTCTTGTCTATCTTCTTCATTTCCTTGAAATCCTTTTTCAGGGTCTTCTTCACTTCCTGAAGCCTTTTCTCCTGCGGAAGTTCCTCCGGACCGCATCCTGCGTTGTCCTGGATTATCTTGCGAACTTCACGTCCGACACAGAAGTGAGTATCTTCCAGCATCGCCTGACCCTGCACGTTCCTCGACTTGATTCTTTCCTCGGTCTGTGTTATGCGGAACAGGTTCGCGGCCAGCTCGGTTCTTCCCATCGTGTCGAAGAGCTTTGTCTTGTCAACACCGCGGCGACGGGCCAGCTGGACGTTAAGCATGTTGTACATGCCGCGGTAGCCGGCGTTCTGGAATTTGGCGTAGTCTTCCACTCCCGCCTGTTTCGCCACGGAACTCAACGACTTGTTTCCTTCCGTTATCTCGTCACGGATAAGAAGACGGTTGATGTTGGCGTTGTCCTCCACGTAAAGTTCGAACTTGCGTGCCTGGGTGGCAAAGTATGCCTGCACGGTGGCCACCTCCGGCTTCTTTGGGTCGCCGTTCATTGCGATAAGGTAGCAGGCGAACCGCGTCAGCTTATAATCGACGGTTTCCTGACCGTCGATGACCCTTGTCACCCGGATAATGTTGTCCATGTAGTCGATGTTCAGCGAGATGAACGCCTTGGTGGCCCTGTCCATCACTTTCTTGAACGAGCCAAGATTGTCATAACCGAGCATCAGCATGAACTCCGAAGCCCACCAGTACGTGATGCCGTTCTGGTTCTTGAAGTCTTCAAAGGATAAATCCTGTGTTATATCTACGTTTTCCATATAATGATTTTGTCTGCTGCAAAGTTACTCCTTTTTACGGAAGAATACAAGCAAAAAGACGGGAGAACGCCATTGTAGGTATTCTCCCGTCTTCTTTGTTATGCCTTTTCCTTGAAAGCCTTTGCCACGGTACGGTCAAGGATCCTCGCGTAGGCTGTCTGGGTGGTCCTTATGTCGGCATGGCCGAGGACGCGTGCCACTATCTCTATGGGAAAGCCGTCGTTGAGCAGCAGCATTCCGCATGTACGGCGTCCCCAGTGGGACGCGATGGGACGGTCGATGCCGCAGTGGTCCGCCATCACCTTCAGGCGCATGTTGTATTGCTGGTTGCTGAACTTCGGGAGCCGTCCGCCGTATTTCCTGAGGATAGCCTCAGCGCGTGGCGTCAGTACGATGGTGTACTGCACGTCCGTCTTGTGACGCACGCCGGTCAGCACCTGCATGCCGTCAAGAAGCTCCGCCTTGGTGAAGTCGCACTCCATCAGGTCGGCATAGGCAAGCCCGGTGTAACACTGCATCAGGAAAAGGTCACGCGCCTTGTCGAGCGTCTCGGTGGGCAGTTCCGCCTTCTCTATCCTCTCCACCTCGGCGGCGGAGAGGAAGCGTCCCCATTCGCTCTTTCCGCGGTCCACCTTCATCGTGGCGTAAGGATCCGCGGACAGCAGACCGCGCCTCAGCGCCTCATGCACGTAAGTCTTCATTATCTTATGGTAGCTGCCGACGGTGGTCTGACGCAGCCCCAAGGTCTTGAGATAGTCGTCAAAGCGCGTGATGTTGGCGAAGGTAAGCTCGTCAAACCTGACGATCACGTTCCACCGCTCCAGCACCCTCACCAGCTTGAAATGGGCGGTACGCGTGCTCTCGGCTATGTCGCGGCGTGCCGCCACGAAATTCTCCAGCCACTCGATGAACGTCTGCTTCTTCTCCTCCTCGGCGTTATACCATCGGGTGAAGGCGTCGAAGTCGAACTCACGGCGCTGCTCCACAAGGTCGGTGATATATCCGTCCACCTTCGCCTTCATGCTGTCAAGACGTCTGTTGTAATCGACAGCCTCAACACATTTCACCACGTGGCACTTTTCCGTCCACTGGTCGCTGTAGACCTTGATGCCGGTGGTCATCCACTTCCTGCGTCCGCGATAGAGCACCTCTATCTGCACAAGACCTTTCTTCTCTCTCGTTGCGGTCTTCTTCCTGTCAAAGACAAACCGCGTACTGGCTACATTTGCCATTCTTCCTCCTTTTTTAAATAATTAAAACGGTATCATGCGGCGGTATCACAAGGGATGCAATTCGGTGCAAATCGGTGCATAACAAAGCATAAAAAGCGCCCTTTTAAAGCCTTTTTATGAACCCGAATTGTTATGCAAATACAGATAAAAGCGATGTAACTAACTGATTGTCAACTAAAAAAGACACCCTTTTAGGTGTCTTATATCGTGATTCCGTTGGAATCCAAGTGATCCGCTTGGAATCCAAATTCTAACGCCGTTG